ATATGTCTGCTTACAACAATGCGGGTGGAGGATGTTGTATAGGGACGAGTGGTGTTCTTATGGCAGATAAAACAATTCAACAAATACAATATCTCAAAAAGGGAGATCGCATCCTTACATGTGATCCAAATAACTATAATGAAACACCGATTAGTGAAGTCGAATGTCTCGTATATACTGAGTCTTATGGAGAAGAAGAATTACTTTCAAATATTACTCATTGCGATAGTTCCCTTACTCTTACTCCCTATCATCCCGTTATCAATTCAAATACGAATCAATGGGTGTTCCCAATCACTATTTCACCTCCCCAAGTCAGAAGGTGTAGCGGTGTTTACACAATTGTTGTTAAGAATCGATTTCCTATCTTTGTTCAAGGATTTACCTATGCTACCCTCGGACATGATATTACTGGAGAGGTAATTGGTCATCCTTTCTTTGGTTCAGACAGGGTAATCAACGATCTAAAAAAAATAGATACTTATGATGAAGGTTTTGTTCATCTAAAGAAAGAAGATTATCAAAAAGAAAATGATATCGTTATTGCTATCCTCAAAAGATAACTCGTTTATCGAGAAAATACTGATATAATTCTTCATTTAAGTAATGTTTGAATGCTACCGTTGTATCTACATCATATCTCCCTCTTTCTGTATCGATACGTTTAAAACCTTTTAGAATTTCTATATAATATCTTCTATTGATACGATTTGAAATATCGTTAAGTAACCATCTTTTACATTTATCATAATATTGTTGTTTTTTTTCGTATTTTACTTCAATCATAATTTTCTCAATGATATCATTCGGTAATTGTGGAATCTTCATTTTCTATTCTATACTATATGTGTTTATCTATATTTTATTATTTGAATAGAATCCCATTATGGACAAACTATTTAATTTTATTTTCTCTCGTTTATTATACTTCTTTCAAAGCTTAGAGTGTGTTTTTGTATTCTTGAAATCTTGAATCGTTTTTCGTGGAAAATCCCAAATCCAATGGATGACAATTGACTCAAAATAATCACAAGTACGTGGATTGGAATTTTTTCCATGATAAATAATATTGTATACAATACAATTCCCTTCAAATTTAACTTATTTTAAAGAAATAATATGCATCATAAAATTCTTATATGAATTATAATCATTACACTCTAATTCTGGATGATATTTAATAATCGCATGCTTTCTTGTAAATTGTAATTTATCTAATGAATTTAGACTTTGAACAGCATACATATAGTACTCTTTTAATTTCGGATTTCTTTTATCGATATCTAAGACAAGTATTTTGTTAAGTGATAATGCATACCCCCATTCTGAGAATGAACAGAAACAATCATTTTCTGAATTCACTTTTAATGAGAAAACTCTACATTTTTCAATCATCTCTCTGTTCCTTTTTTCAACAACATGTGTAATCATCGATATATCACGATACAATTCACTATAATTTTCATAATCTCCATTGACACTACAACCATGACCACATTGTATATCACCATTCACAATTATACATGGACCTGTTATACTTGTAAAACGGTTAATCGGTCGTATAGGTAGTGATTTCTCTAGATTGATAAAATCGGTGTATTGAATGAGTTGTTCAGAACTATGTAGACATATGATTCCGTGCTTAGAATCAGCGATCGATTCCATTACTGAGTTTTTTGTATCGAGGGCATCATCATATACAATTAATCGAGATTCTTTAGGATTGTATTCAACAGTTAGTCCTGCCTTTGCTGTTATTTTCCCCGAAAGGAAATAAGGTGTCCGTATAGACTTATTACATTGTGGACATTTATCTTTTTCTTTACATGCTTTTTTACTACAACTTTCGCACATTAAGAAACTACACCCACATCCATTTGTATAACCATAATCATTTTCACAAATATTACAACTCATAGTCTATGAATATTTCTTCTTTGAATCAAATTTATTATCTTTTTGAAGGATATCCCATAGGGTTTTAAGTTGTTTGTATTGGAGTTCATTTATATCAGTGAGACCAACCGTTCTTCTCTTTATTGTTGATCTTAATACTTTTTTTTCAGAAGGTTGATCCATTGAAATCCTTAATTCTTTCATTTATTAATAATCACTATTAAAAATTTGATATTTATTCAAATTTCAATATAATTTATTTATTATCATAAACATGGGTGGAGAATGTTCCTATGGAAGACTTTTTCACCACGAAATCGATTATACGGGAAAATGGATTAAAGATCTTATTCAACGAATCAGTCAACTTCATTGTATGTTTGGAGAAATAACTCCTAATAACCCCAATGGAATTTATATTCATAACCCTGGTGATATATTTACACTTGGGCAATCATTGGGTGAAGGTATCGCAAAATGTATGGTTAGTTCGTATATAACCAAGAATGTTTTAAAATACGGGGATACACGTGATGAATATTTTACACTGAAACGGACTGTGAATATGGTTCTCTTCAATGTTGATCGTGAATTCGTTACATTGATTGATAAAAAAGCGATTGAATGTATTATAACGATCCTGAATCACCCTCATTTTACAGGATGTAAGACTATCGATGATATTCAAAATAAAATTCCATCCATTAGTAACCTGAATGACCGTTTCAAAGGAGTCTATGAAAGTTCTGATGAAGAAGATGATCACGGGACTCGATATTCATGTAAAGGTGAAGCAATCCCACCTAAAGTACCGAATATATTCCTTGATTAGATCTATTTAAATATATATCACATAGTAAGGTTATAGTATGAAAAAATATGATTATTCGTTTATACTCCTTCCAGGGTTTACCATGGATGGTGAGGATATGGAATATTATGAAAATAAACTTCGAGATACTTATCCACTTCTTACACTTCGATTTATTAAACCGACTGCCACAAAAATTAAGATTTCAATATATGATGGTCAAAAGTATAATTCATGGTATGACTATTATACACCAAATTGCGACAAGGAACCAATCATAAATGAACAACAATTAATCAATAATCGTAACCGTATTCATCGGTTAATTAATAAAGAAATAAACTATCATCAAGATCCGAAAAAAGTTTTTTTATCAGGGATGTCCCAAGGGTGTTGTATGGCATTGGATGCCGGTTTAACATTTCCACAAGAAATTGGTGGTATCATTGGATTCAAGGGACATTTAATTAAAAGGACACTGAAAGACTTATCCACGAATCAAAAAGTATGGGTATGCCATGGTTTCAATGATAAAACAATTTTTTATGATTTCGCAACAGAAACATATAATCGTTTAAAAGAAAAAAATAAGAATTTTTACTTACTGACTCAAAATTGTAATCACAGTATGGTATCTGGTATTATCAATCAAATGAAAAGTATTAAGGATAATTTTCCCATCGATCCAATGAATCGTTTATAAATCGTTTCGATGTGTTTTTCTATCGATTATATTTTATTATTATTTTATATAATGTTAAACCGTAAGAAACTATTCTCACTTGTAATACTATTCATTATTTTAGTTATTGCTATCAAAACAATAAACTCTTCACCAGAAAAATTTTGTAGAAAATTAGCGGAAGATACACAAATATCATTAAGATATGGTAATGAAAACACACCTCAGAAGGAGGGGAATATTGTTATGTTGGTAAATGATAAAAAATTGTTTGAAAAAGTTGCTTCGAACGGTGAAGTAGGTTTGGCAGATTCCTATATCGATGGAGATTGGGACTCAGATGATTTAGAGGAAACCATTTCTTATTTATTATCCAATCGCGATTTTTTTGAAAATAAGATAAAAAAACAATCGTTGAATTTCATATTTATGGAATTAAAAACAATGATAAAAAATATATTCGACAATAATACGATTCAAAGTAGTAAGAGTAATATTTCACACCATTACGATATTGGAAATGATTTGTATGAAAAAATGTTAGGAAAACATATGCAATATACGTGTGCCTATTTTAATCAACCAAATATGACTTTAGATGAAGCACAGTATGCGAAAATGGAGTTGATCGCGAAAAAATTAGATTTAAAACCAAATATGAAGATTCTTGATATAGGGTGTGGGTTTGGTTCAATGGCACAGCATCTTGCTAAAAATTATGATGTCTATGTCATTGGTGTAACATTATCAAAGGAACAGATATCTTATTATGAAGAACACTTTTCTCATCCTAAAGTTACGATTATTTTAAAAGATTATAGACATGTTACAGGAAATTTTGATCGTGTTTATTCTGTAGGGATGTTTGAACATGTTGGGAAAAAGAATTATAAAGAATACTATGATAAATGTTACGAATTACTTAATCCAGATGGTATTATGCTGATCCATACTATAGGAACAAATACGTCAAGGAAATGGTCCCACAATAGTTTTCTTAACAAATATATTTTTCCGGGTGCCGAGGTACCTCATATTGAAAATTTAACACAACCTTTTATTGATCAGTGGCATCTTGAAGATTGGCAAAATATGGGTCTATCTTATGTTAAAACACTAAGGGAATGGCACAAAAATATAGGAGATTGGTCTGGATTAGAACGTTATGATGAACGGTTCCGACGGATGTGGGACTTTTACCTTCTAGGATGTGCTGCTAGTTTTCAGATTAGGAACACCGTTTTATGGCAAATAGTTTATACAAAACGAAATAGTAACCGACAAGATGACTGTCACCATATACGGAATTAAATTATTTGAAGTGGTTTTGATCGAGGTTCATTACTTTCTTTACTCTCATCTCTTTTTTGTTTCCGTTTTTCTTTTTCTATCTTGTATTCCATATTATATAGTAAATTTAATATATATTTCTTAAATGAATGTATCAAAATATTAAAAATTTGATTTCTATATTATTTTTTATTAAAAAATATTGGGATGGAATTAACTGCTCTTAAACATGATACTGAAGAATTATATAAAAAGTTATGTAAAGTGAAATATAATCTTTGGAAAACACACTATATTATTGATTCATGTAAAGTGCCTTATAATAAAGAAAAATTATTAAATATAACTATCTATTTCATTAACAAACTACAATTGTTACCTATGTTTCTTGATATAGTACAAAATGTGTGTTGGAATCACTATAATGATGAATCGGAAGAAACATTAAAAGATGGAATCACAAAGGATATGGTACCCTTTGAAGAACTATGGCAAAACAATGAATGGTTATTTTTTAGACCACCCGAAATAAGAAAAGAAAGAATAATTGATAAATGTGAAAAACATCCACCTAAGAATCAAATATCAAAAGAATACCTCGGAGGTTTTCTACCTCAAGATAAAAAATATGAAATAATATCTTATTTTGAAGATTTAAATCAATATTTTGAACAATATTATCAGTATTATTTAAGATACTGTGAGTGCGATAATAAAGATATTAAATGTTATTTTAAAAAAATAAAAAAATGCAAAGAGAAAATAGAAAAAGCACCAACCAATTAATAAAATTGATCTAGAAAAAAAGATTAATAATTATACGGATATATATATATATGTGATGTTTATTATTTAAAAAAACATCGTTGATTAATAAAAATAAAGAATGCCGGGAGAATGGCACAATAGGATGGAGGGATTCTTCCCCCAAGATATGAGGGAAATTAAATTTTATTGCTCATCAAAAGTATCTAATACATGTAGAAGGTCAGATATCCTTTTAAATGATAATAGAACATGTGAAATCCAGCATTCATATATTTCTGAAAATGAAATAATAAATCGATTTAACGATTGGAATAAATTTGGAAAAAAAATTATTTGGTTGGTTGACGGAAATGGTGGGGTTGAATTAGATAAATTATCAACCGGTAATTATTTACTTATTTTTCAACAATTATGGAAATATAAATCATTTATGAAAACATATGATTATATTTTACTTGAAAAAGATGATATGATATTTAAAATTGAACTAAAAAAAATTAAGAGCGGAATGATAGAACTAAAAGGAGGTAAAACATTAGAAGAAACAATTCGTATTTTAAAAGACAATCCAAATGAAATATGGGATTTCTGGGAAGATGATAATGTTGTAAAATCTACATTATCAGTA